ACCACTTGATGTTAGGTATAGCTTTAGGGTATAACTCTTGGCTTTTCTGTATGAGTTCCCTTAGTTCTTCTGTAGTGTGTCGTACAAGTAGCCCACTGAAGTCTGGGTTATTCATGTTACGCAAAGGATCAGCTAGTGTCGCATAGCTCTTCCCACCTCCTGCTGCCCCACCATATAGTACCTCACGTTCAGATGACGCTAGGTATTGCGTCTGTGGGCCAGGGTTAGGTCTAAAAACGACATCTTGAGCAAGCTGTACGTCATACTCTGGGGGTTTAACTTGCGCTGGCTTGTTTGTAGATGTCGCTATCTTCTTCGTAGATGTAGGTTCCGATACGCTCTTTTTCAAGGATTTCAATTTGCCGTAACGCTTTTTTGAGCCTTTTGGCATACTGGTTTTTAATTGCAATAAGCCTTTTTCGCTTTCTTTCAACATCTATTCTCTTTTTCAGCCCATCAGTTGTTATATTTCTACCTGACTGAGTAGTAAGCCACGCAGACACTTGGGAGTAACTGTACTGCTTTATGTGCTTCTTGGCTTCTTCTAGTAGCTCTAACTCATTAGGTATTGGTTGTAGCCATTCATTATCATCTGGGTCTAGTTTATATCCGAAAGGTATGTACGGACTTACTCTAGGTATTCTTAACCAAAGCTTAACTTTAAATGGTACACTAGGTAACATCCAGTATTCATACTTTAGCGGTCTTTCTTTACTAAGCTTCTGCATCATCACTATTCTTAGGTGGTAAGATAAACAAACCACCGCTTGACTCAACTGCTACTTTCTCAGTCTTAACTATTCCTGCCCTGTCAAGTATCTGACCTGCAGCTACCATCTTTTCTTTGATACCTAACTGTGTAGGATCAGTCAAAGCACTACCGTAAGCTACGGCAGCTTTAGGGCCAAGCCTAGACATATACGTTTTAGTAGCCTCAAATATCTCATCCTTCAAAGCATTAACTATAGATGTAGTAGGTGTGTTGTCGCTGTACCCTGCCAACTTCTTAGCTTGTACAGCGTCACCGCCAGCCTCTTCAAAGAGCACTTCTAAGAACTTAGTTTGCTTTTCGTTTAAGTTACGTGCCATTACTTCTTAGCTTTCTTTTTTATTCTACCACCTTTTCTAAAGTCACTTCTTACTTTACCACTAGGCATAGCAACTTCTAAAGAATCAGCAGCCATAGAAGAGGTTATTCTAGGGTTTAGTATCTCACCACCTAAAGATTTTATACCATCTCTAAGTTGTGCGTTACTTAATTTACCTCTACCCCAAGCGTCTATAACTTTATCCATTTCTAATAGTAAACTCGCCATCTATATTTCTCGCTTTTGCTTTAGTGCTTCAAGCTTCTTCTTTAGTTCAGGAGACAGAGGCTTACCGTAAGTAGTTGCACCCTTTGCTGTACCTAACTTTCTAGGAAGAACGTGATTGAAGTCATTATTAGTCAAGCTAGTTATTTTAGGCATACTTATCATTACTTTACTTTCCTGTAGGCTCTGGTTTTGGCTGCAATCTTTTTAGGTTGAGCCACATGCTGCTTACCTGCCTTAGTGCCTTTTCGTTTAGCTCTGGTTGTAGCGGCATACTCAGCAGAGCTAAGAGACTTAATAGCCGAACTAGGTAAATACCGTTCACCAGTTTTAGCACTAGGCTTCCCACTCTTAGTACGCCACTTCTGTTTTCCCCAAGACTTTAAGCTTTTTTGTGGATTCTTTAAGGACATACTAAGCCTTGCAGTCACAGCCACACTTGCCGTTACACAAGCACTTAAAGTTTAAAATAGCCTTTACTAAACGTTTAATGTACCTTGCCATTACGTATATCCTCCACCTTTAGCTTTGTATTGTTTTGCAACCATTTGTGCTTTACGAGCCGACCACTGCCCTGGCTTACCTCCTTTGCTTCCAGCTTTAACGGAAGACACAAGACGTTTACGCATACTAGGCTTAGTATAATTGCCAGCCGCATTAACTGTAGACTTTTTGGTAGATTTCGCCACGAGATATTCCTATATCATTTAACTCTTGATCAGTCATATTTTGTAACTGCCACAGAGCTACTTTACGTTCTTGACCTTTTTGATACCACTCTACTAATCTTCTAAACATATTACACTATCCTTTTTTTGTTGTGTAGTCAGGGCCACATTGTGTTAGCCCTAACAAGGATAGTTATACACATTTATCAGCACATTAGAAGTGCTATTACTGCATACCCGTTATTACGTAAACACAGTAACTTACGTAAACGGAGTCGCTGCAGTACCGTCACCAAATAGATGACCAGTTACAACCCACTTAGAATCAGTAATACAGGTGTACTTAATCATGCCGCCAATGAAACGGCCTTTGGTATCGCCATCAGCTACAATCTGGTGGTCTGCTGCTGCAGGACAAGCAAAAGCTAATGTGTCAATGTTTTCGTTTAACGCTGCTAGACCGCCTACTTCATCCTTGTCAATCATAGTAATCATGCCTTGCAAGGTATCTGAGCTAGAGTCTGCATTAATAGTCATAGTTCCTGTAAAGGTTGTACCTACATGAAACTCATATGTAAGACCTGCTGCTGCTGTAGGTAGTGTTACAGTAATACCACCTGCACGATTCAAGCTAAAGATAGTGCCTGACTCTGCTGCTGTTACTGTCTTAGTTGAATCAGTGATACTTGTTATCGCTGCTTTAATAGTAGTAAGAGTTATTGGAGTTTCGTATACTTCAATACCATCTTGCCTTGTTGCTGTTGCTGACATTCTTTTAGTTCCTCTTCATAGATGTGTATAAGTTTATTAAGATAGTACTACTCTTGCTGTTACGTCATCACTGCTTGCTGCTAATATATTCATTATTACTGCATCCCCAACGGCATCAGGAATTGCAAGCGTATAACTACCTGCTTCTAATTGTAGATCATTAGCACCACAGTTTGCTTCTGCAGCACCAAAGTTAATTAGAAACTCTTGGTTGGCGTGTATATGTACGGCCCTAAAACCAGTACAAGTAAAGTGTGCAGTGTTACCTGCAGTATTATCTACGGTTACTTTTGTTTGTACACTCCATTGTAAAGTGTTGGGGCTAAATGTACCTAAAGAATTTGCCATTAGACTCTACCCCCACCGTAGAACATACCTGACTTACGGTAATCTGTTCCACCTTTAGTAATCATACCGCCTCTGTTTTTGTAGCCCAGCTTGTTACGGACTTCTGTAGGTAGCTTACCTAGACTACTCTTTTTATCTTTTGTTACTTCTTTCAAGGAACCACCTTCTTTCATGCCGATACCTATAGAAGTTTTACCCATAGGCTTTTCTCCTGCAGCAGGATTAATAGATGCTTCCTTCTTTTGCATCTTCTCAAGACGCATCTTCTCATTTGCTTCTATAGGATTATACATCATGGCTATATACTACTTCTTTTTCTTAGCTGTTGGCTTCTTCTTCATCATCATCATGGCTCCACCCTTGGCGTAACCTTTTTTCATCTTACCGCCTTTAGCCATACCCTTTTTCTTCATCTTCATTTTAGACATAGCACCGCCTCTAGCCATGCCTTTTTTCTTCATTGCTGGTTTCTTTTTCATTACCATTTTGTTATTCTTCCTCGTTGCTATATAAGTTGTTAAATACTCTTTGGTTATCCCATACGTACTCTACGTTTTCTTTAGAATTGTATACGTTCTGGTTAGGCTTGAAGTCAGGAGCACCCTCACCAGTTTCAAACCAAGCTGGATGAGTAACTCTTACTCTGTTGTTAGGTAACGCAACTATGTTACCTGTGTAGTCACCAGCATCTAACAACTCAAGTACGTGTGACTGCTTGTGCTGCGCTGGGTCATCAGCTACTTCACTGTCTGTGTAGTCAACTGTAAAGTAGTATTTAGCAGGGTAGAACTCCCCATCAACTTTAGCTATCCAAGGAGCAGGACTAGCCCTTTCTATCTTGTAGACACTGTGCGTGTGCGACATACAATCCCACGGCTGTGCTAAGTAAGGTGGTAACTCTTCAGGCCACTCCCCTAAAGGTGTGTCAGCTACCAGTGCTGTGAGAGGCATTCTAGCCCACATAGCACCACCGTGTACATTAGGTTCTCCTGTGTTGTCTGATTCGTAACCTGTAAAGATTACTTGAAAGCTTAACGTTCTGTTAGGCATTGAAGTTACAGCTACTACCATGCAGTGCAGAAAGTCGCCGTGGTGATCTTGCAAGTTGCAGGTGTACTCTCTACGTACCCACGCCTTGAAATAAGGTATGTTGCTTTGTAAATATGACATCTAAGTACTATATCACAGTTTAACTAAAATGTCAAGCTATTACAAAGTCTATTATTTGTCCTTGAGGGTGTTTATTCATGTTGTGTGGGTGGTAAGCGTAAGATGGGTTATTCTTAAACTCTTCTGCTCTCTTGTCAACTGATGCGTGTGTTTCTTCTATACGTCTGTTACGGTTATCTTTAGGCCAGTGAGGTACAACCTTATCTGGGTTAGGCATGTAAGCTGGCAGTCCAGCTATAACGTCAGTCTTTAAGGTAGCATCCATATTATAAACCACGTAATAGCTACCCACAGAGCTACCCATATTCTATATTCATACAACCAAGCACGAAACTTCTTAGCTTGAGCTTTCCACTCTTGCTTCTTTAGCCACTTTCTGAAGTCAGTCCATAAATTAGCTATGGTCCAAGCTCCACTTATCATGTTCCACATACTTCTAACACTTCCAACGTTTACGAGCAGCCTTACCACGCTCCCCTGTCCAACCTTTAGACCTAGCACAGAAAGACTTTCTACGCTTTGCAGCTTTGCTACCTGGTTTAACTTTACCAGTTACTGCAGTTTGTAGCTTACTGCCAGGGTTAGCTGCACGATGCCTCTTAACACCCTCTGCAGTCATACCTGCACCGTCTTTAGCTTTACGGAAGTTAGGGCTTTTACCTGTAGTAGTCTTACGTATAGGCTTTTCTTTTTTTCTACGGCTACCTTTGTTAGTTAAACTCATAACACTAACGCTTTCCTGCTTTACTATTACGTGGATAACTACGATTAGCTCTAGCTGACTTAACGCCTAAGTTCTTAGGGCTGTTATCTAATGCGTTACCGTTTCTGTGGTCTACGTCTTTACCGTCACCTTTACGCACTACACCTCGTTTTTCTAATAAGTGTCTTGCTCTCTGACGTGATCTGTTTTTAGCCATAACTAAAGGCTTACTGTCGTAGGTAGCACGTTCCTTCTTGTAGTTTCTACCTGCCATAGTTACGCTCTCTGTCTGGGTCTAACACTTCATAGCGAGTTAAGTGACCTTCTAAGTACATAGCTCTCTCTACGTGATCTAAAGTGTACGTAACACCTGTGTCATTACGGATAGCTTCACGCACATAGAATACATCTGACTTAGGTATGTGTACTTTATTAAACTCACGAGTGTTATTTGAAGCTAAAGCGTTGTAAAAGTCTTCAATTACAGACTCACTTGCACATAGTTGTACTGTTTTATTACGCATTGTCAATACTTATTTTACATTTAAAGAAGAAAAAAGTGTTACAAGTACAAATAATGTACAAGGTGTGGAGAGGAGACACAGTTTTGAGGAGACAGACTCATACAAATTGTACTCGTAACACTATAGTTTAACTATTATCGTTTATTATAGTTATAAAAATATAATATCATACAAATATAGTAGTGTCAATACCTAAGTTTAACTTTAGAGTTTAATAATTTATGTTTATTATCTTATATTATTATATTTATTAGTTTAAACTCTAAAGTTAAACTTATCTAAGTCTAATATCTTTTATATTTTAACTTTAAAGTTTAACTTACTACTACTACTACTACGTAGTTATACACTATTTCACAGGTCTGTCAAGCCATAAAAGTTTGTATATTTGCTATAATTATTGTATGTGTTGTATATATAGCACACTATATGCATGAAAAGTAAAAACCTCGTGTGTTGCAGAGTGTATATATATAACGGTATACCCCCTGGGTGGCCCACGCCCCTCCCCTTGGAACAAAGCGAGAACAAAGCGTGAACACCGTAGGCAAAAATGAGAACATCTAAGCTGTGTCGTTATTCTGATACTTTAAAGCATAGATAAAATATTGATATTGCTGACAGAATTGACAGATAAGGTATCAGTAAAAGCGTAAAAAAGTATTCACATATTCAATTATTTGAATGTAACCCGGAATTTACAATATGGATGTATGAAACACAAAAAGTAAAACAAACCGGCAAAGCATCCAAACATTGCCAAGCTGTGGAAGGTATCCCCATAGCCAAGCTGTACAGATATAGACCCCATAAAAACGCTTGCACATTATACTAGGCAAAAAAGTTTTATAAATAAATGTTACCAATATTAAAAAAAGTACTTGCCAATCATATCAAAATAATATTTAAGCTGATTTAAGACAAATCACTTTTAACATATAGGAAAACAAAATGTACAATAGAGACGCAAAAGAAATAGCAACACTGGCAAAGCATAACAATAGTGTTGCACCAATAATAGGCTTTACTCTTTCCACTATACAAGCAGGTTTGCAAACTTGTACTGGTCAAGCTCAAAAGGTTATTGATAGCGGTTATAGTGCTAATTGCTTATGGGGTTTGAAAGCTGAAGGCTTAAAGTACGCAATAGATAATGACGCTTGGTTATACCAAAAGGCAATGCATATAGTAGACCAATACGGCTATGATAGCGTAGACGGTATAACGGAAGCTATATTATTATTTATGAATGTTCCTAATCTTGGCATGGTTAAGGCTTCCTTTGTCTGTCAAATGTTAGGCTTCAACGTATCGTGTTTAGACAGTCATAATCTCAAAAGGCTTGGTATGAACGCAAACTTTACAAAAGTACCGGCTACAATGTCGGACGCTGGCAAGCGTAAAAAGATCGCTGTATATATTGCGCTATGCCAAGAGCAAGGCACGGAATATTGGTGGAATAGTTGGTGCGACTATGTTGCTGGCAATCAAGCTAATCGTTCGCTTGTTACTGGCGATATTGTTTCACGCTTTCACGTTGAATGTATTAACCTTTGGGCTATCGCTTGCGATACTTTACGCAAATGATTAACCAAGAGATACGCAATAGAATACTTGTAAGCGTGGCCGCCTATGCTTACGAGTACCTTAACGCACCTATTATGTCAGACAGTGAGTTTGACGCTTTGGCGCAACAGAT